GCCTGGAGCTGGTCCTTCACCATCCCGAAGTCCTGCGCCAGATCCGGGGCCATCTGCGCGAAGGAGTCCAGCATGTCGCCCATTTTCACTGCGGCTTGCATCATCCCCGACAGCACCTCCGGCGGGAGGGCTGTGGAGGGGATCGGTGGCGCCAGGCCCTTGAAGCTCGCCGGCATCCCTGTTGGACCTGCTCCTTGGAGCTGTGGGCTCGGGGGCGGCTGGCTGAGGACGTCCTGGCCGATCTGGCCGGTGGCGGGCAGCGGCATCCCTTACTTCTTGCCCATGGCGGGCTTGCTGTACGGGGTGATGAGGGATCCGGCCTTCTTGGTCGACCCCTTCCCGCCCCCCGGATGAACCCCGCCCGTGCCCTTCGTCATGCTGCCCATCGACTGACTCCTTGCGGCCGGGATGCGGCCAGAACACATTGACTGCCACAGACTTAATAAAAGTCGGCCTTGCCCATGGAGGGCTTCCGCGGACCCTTCTTGCCGATCGGCTTGCCACGCTTGGTCTTGGCCATCAGCGACCTTTCATGGACGGAGCGGAGTGCTTTTTCTTGCCAATCGGCTTGCCCGAGCGCTGCGCCTTCAACCCGACGGCGATCGCCTGGGCACGGGACTGGATGTGCGGACTCCCGCCAGCCTTCAATTCCTTCATCGCATCCGACACATTGGCGATCGGCATCTACTTGCCCATCCTGCGTTTAGCCGCGAGGGCGGCCTTCTGCTTCGGCGAGAGGATCCGGCCTTTACCGACGCCTGGAGCGGTCTTCATCGTCTGTCGAGGGCCAGCGGGCGGGGCACCGATCGGGGGCTTGGGCACCGGGCTCAGAGGCGCTGGCTGGGCACCTGGAGGCGTGGGATCGGGGAGGAAGCTGGCCACCTAGCGACCCTTGCTCATGGAGGCAGCCTTCGCAGGCTTGATCTTGAGTTTGGTCTTCACCGTGACCTTGGCACCCTTTCCCGCCAGGGGCATCGCCGCCTTGATCGCCTTGTCCATCGAGCTACTTCCCCAGCTTCTTGGCCATCTTGACCTTGGCCTTCATGCCCTTCTTGCTCGAGGCGATCTCTTTGCTCAGGAACTTGTTGCCGGAGGGATTTTTGCTCATCGACCTTTCCCAAACATGCTGCCGACCTTCTTCAAGGCCTGCTTCTGCTTCATGTGATGGCGTTTGGCTCCTGCCATCCGACCCTTGTCCACCTGAATTTCGGCGGCGCGGCTGAGCGTGCGGCGGTCGTCCTCGGCCTGTTACGGATCGGGCGGTCTGGACGGCTGGTTCATCTCAGGCTCCTGTTGGGATGGCAGTGTGCGCGCAGTCGAGGTGCGGTGTCAAGGGGCGTGCCAGAAGTGCCTATGGGACCCCGGGGAAGTCGCCTTGATCGTAGTCGAGGAGCTTCAGATGGACGTGCCAGCCGCACCCCGGCTCATGGCTGTACGTCTTCCCAGCGTGGGACCACTCCCGAGCCTCGGAATGGTAGAACGAATCCGTCACCCGGCCATCGGCGTGGACATGGTGGAGTCCGATTCCGCAGAGCGCCCCGCACTGGCACTTGATCACGGGCTTACAGGCGATCCCTGCTGACGTCACGATTGGGAGCCAGCAGGGCCCTGGAGTGTCGTAGGACCCCTTCGGAATCTCGGTCATTTCGACTCCGACACCAGATCCCGCTTCCCGCCCTGCCCGTCGCTGCGCTGTTCCGCCTTGGGTGGCGCCTGCCCTGAGGATTTTCTCCCCGGAGCGTTTTGGACCATGCCTATCTGGAGCTGTGCTTGGGCCATCAATCGCTCCACCACGGTCACCGGCATCCGGATTTCCATGATCTGCCCCGAAGCCGGATCCAGCGTGAAGTTCCGCCCATCCGGCGATTGGAATTGCGGCGGAGGCGGCGGCTGACCAGTCAGTTGAGCCTGGGCGACTCCCTGGAGGGCTTGCGCCTGCAAGCCCGACAGTACGTCTGGGGTCGGTGGGGTGAGCGGTGGCAGCGGGATGGCTGGCGGAGCGCCCACATTCGGCGTCTCCATCCGCTCGTGGAAGCTCCAGAAGTCCAGGGCGCCCATCCGGTAGAGCTGGAAGGCGATCATCTTCTGCTCCTGGGCGTTCATGGCGATGATGCTGTTGGGGCTCACGATGAACACGAACTGCTTCTGGAAGAAGGCGGCGCGCTCATCCCGAGTGGTGAGATTGGGGTCCAACTCGGGAGTGTAGCCCGGCTCGCCAGGATTCAGCGCCGGGATCATGTTGCCGGGGTCCATGTCGAAGTCGGCTAGGGTTTCAGAGCCGGTACCCAGAATCGCCTGGCGCTTGGCAGGCGTGAGGTACTGGAAGTAGTTCCCCTTGATCATCTCGCTGAGGTCCCGCATGAAGGCTTCCACCTGGCGGGCCTCCTGGCGGATCTCAGGCGTCAAAGCCTGGTAGTACTTCTCGATCGTGTCATCGCTCGGGAGCTGGCGCAGATTCATCAGGGCGGACAGGTTGGCGGTGCCGGTCATGTCCCCGAACTTCTGGGTGAGCTTGTCGTAGAGCTCGCTGGCGGCTGCCAAGACTTGCGGGCTGGGGCCATCCTGCTTCTGGTAGGGCTCCCCGAAGCCGGGCTGGACCTTGATCCGCTTGCCAGGGCGGCGGGGATCCAGCAGGCGCATGGTGGATTCACTGACCGCATTCCGGTTGTAGATGATATCCGGATCCACCCATTGCCTGATGCCGAGTCTCAGGTCATTCATCGTGTCGTTGATGGCGTCCTGGATCGGCAAGGCATCGTTCATCAACGGGATGCCCAGGAACTGCCAGGGCACAGACCACAACCTGAGGCGACAGAGTGGAAAGAGCCCGTGCATGTAGGGATTCCCACCGTCGTAGAGAATGTGGTAGTCGGTGGAGACGATGAGCCGGCCTCTGGGGTAGAGCGCGCCTTGAGGCGACACCATGTAGGCCCAGGCGGATCCTGGGGTGCCCATCAGGATCGGCTTCCCGGTGAGGTTCTTGGTCCGGTCGTGCAGGTAGGTGCGGTAGATGACGACATTACCAGAGCGAGTCTGGCGAGTATGGGCTCCCGCCTGCTGGGCGAGCTGATCGAGTGGATCCGATGGAGTAATCAGCTTGGCGAAGGCGGTCCTGAAACGGCCAGCCACCCGGCTCAGGGCGGTATCGGTGGAGGGCCTGAAGTAGTCCTTCCGAGTGGGGTACATGTTCCGCAGGGCGTTGACAGAGTGCTCCTCCCTGAGGACCAGACCCTCCCAGAATTGCGGGCCCTTGGACATCGCCGGGCGGATCGGTAAGGTATCCCGGGGGTCCCTAGCGGTCAGTTGGTTCGCCCCTCCGTGCGGGGTGTGCGGATCCCAGTCGACCACCAGATCGCCGGTGCCACAGATCAGGGAGTACTTCACACAATCACCGAGGTCCAGGTCGTACATCTGGCTGACCCACTCGGTGATGGCGTAGCGATTCAGGATCGAGGCCTGGAGCTTGTAGGCTTCGTTCTCGCACTTCCAGCCGAAGACCGGTTTGATATCCGTCAGGCTGGAGACGTGGGCCTGCACCGCCTTCCTGGTCTCGTTGATGATCGTCTGGGGGATGTACTTCAGGCGCAGGCGCTCGGGCCCCAGCTGCTCCCCCACCACGTAGAGCTGGGCCCGCTCGATCACGTCGTAGCTGGGGTCGCTACGATTGATGCGATCCCCCTCAGCGACGGCCTCCTGAATCCAGCCCAGGACTCTCGGGTTGCCGAATTGGAGCGTGTCGATACTGGTCGGAGGGAGGTCGGCTACAGAGGAGGGACTGAAATCACTCATTTTAGAGTGCCGAGGCGTTGCTGTCGTTCACGGCTGGACCATACTCAGGGGCTGGCTGCAGCTCGCCGTGGCGGATCGGGCTGAACCGACGGGCGGCTTCTGGCGTGGGCCGCTCACTCGGATCGGGGCCATGGGTGTTCACCCCGATGTTGGAGTGATCCTGGCTCCAGTGCCGCCAGGTGAGGTGCTGGCCCTCGCCATTACGGGCCATCTGCTCGGACTCCCGCTCGACCTTCCGCATCTTGCTCAGGGAGTCGATGAGAACCGGCTGGTTACGTCCGTCTAAGGCTTCAAAGGCCTGAAAGGTGCTGCCGCCGCTGGCGTCCATCCGACCGACCCCAGGAATCCAGTCCATCGGCTGGCCGCAGGCTGGGCAGGCGGTCGGGCGGCCCTGAGCGCCTTCCTGGACCGACCGGTAGACGTCCCGCAGGACTTGCCCACAATGGGTGAAGTCGTGCCTAGGCATTCCAGAAGACCTCACTCGACAGGTGCGCCACGATCCGCTCGACCTCCGCCTGCACTGAGTGGCCATTCTTTTCAGCTTTGCGGGCGAGCTCTTCGAGCTGGCCGGGGGTGAACTGGATCGACACGTCGCCGATCTTCAGGTCGGCCAGCCGCTTGACGGCATCCAGCAGGAACTTTGGTGACTGACACGCGCCCAGGCCCAGGATGTCGACCAGGGCAGCGGTCTGGTCGGCGGGAATCAGGAGGCCCGCCACCTGAGGCTCGTAGAGGAGCTGGAAACTCTGCTCAGGCAGCACATCGAACGGGACCCCATGGCGGCAGACCACCCATTCCCCAGGGAAGCCGTGACGGCCCATCCCGCTGGGCAGGGTGAAGGCCTCGCTCTCGGTGAGCTGGTAGGCAGTGAGGGAATCCTGCACCTTGGGCCGGACCTGGATGTGCGGGTACTGCTTGGTTTTGCGCTCGACCACGTTCAGCTTGGGCGCCTGCGGTGGCCTACCCGTCGGTGTTCCGGTCGTTGAAGTAGACTCCGGCTTCGTCTCCATCGTCAGGCTCCTCATCGCCCTGGAGGGCGGCTTTCTGTTCGTCGGCAGTATACGCTGAGTTGCGCCAATCGACCCTGCGGGCGGTCCCCTGCTGCGCCTGGTGGGCGGCCAGGGCCTGCTTCCGGCGCCTCCTCTCGTCGATCGGCTCGGATTCGCCGGCGGCTAGCCGGAAGCTCAGATAGCGGCCGATC